TAGAAGTTTTTGCATGGACTGAAGAGGAAAATCATTTTTCTGTTTGTTTATTTTCCAAGTTACAAAAATTATATTTTGAACTGTATAAGGTTTAAGAGGATCTAAACGATCTGCGCTTATATTGTTCCAGTTACGAGAATATTTTTCATCATCAGGATGATTGGAACCAATATGGGTCATTTTCTCTCCGGTGATGGCACAATACATACCTCCATGTTTTCTTTTATGGACTAACCAGGCGTTCCAAAACTCTTCCCAGCTAATATAACAGTTATAAGAAACTGGTACCTCTCCCCATTTTAAACTTTTGGCTCTTTTTTTAGAATGGTGTTTATTATACATGGCATCAAATCTAGATTTCATGTAATTTTTCTCATCAGACAGTCGTTCGTAGTTATTTAGCTGTCTTTGCTTCTTTTTGTAGGGGCTTTCTTTTAAAATTACTCTGGAATAGTAAGTATTCTTTTTTGGTTTCATATAATTTTTGCGCAGAATTTTTGGGGTTCTGTGTCTCTCCTTAAAACGGTTTTACAGCGTGTCTATCTCTAAATCAAGGCCTAAAGGTAAAAATAATGGGACCCCTATTTAAAAAAAGGGGTGAGGGGGGTCTTAAAAAAAATTCTCGCTGTAGTTGTGTCTGGGACCCCTCGCGCTCCGGCGCACAACCTGTAGTTGTATCACGCCGTGTGACATATTTGTCACATGTGTGTGTATCTATGCAACACACTAGATACTGGGCCTGCGACATTATGCTCCCATAATATCCTATAATAGTTCTTGACATACTATCTGTAGTACTGATGTCAGGTCCTACCGGCTGTAAGGTCCATTGACAACACAAGCGCGTCCACTTGATAGGACCAGAAATCAATACTATGTGGGAGATGTGGCGCGTTAGCGCCACATCTCTATTAACAGAAAGTTAATCTAGTAATACCATATATTCTTTTGTAAAGTTTCTGCTAAACCAATCCAATCCCTTTTGCATTGTGTCGTAGTCCTCAACTGCCTCACAACCTATGATTGTATCATAGATAGCTACTGCAAATGCTGGTAGCTTTGCATATTGTCCTTGTCCACTTTCATCATTAAACCTATTTCCGATTGTCATCATCTTTGTAGGTTCTGCACCAAAGAAACATTGGTCAAATGGTTTTGGTATTGTGTATGTTTTGTTATTGTATGTTATGTTCATATATCCTTTCTGTTATGTATGGGATTATATACTATTCTAAACCTTTTGTCAAGTGTTTAAAGTATAATTATTATCCCTATATTCTTGTTCGGTTATCCCCCTTTCTTCTCTTGTTACCATATTAAAAAAGTAGAATTCTGGCTCTCCATTCTCTCGTTGCCAATTATACCAATTTCTTCGTTTGTACCAAGCATTATTCTCGGTCAATACTATCGGTTGAGTTATTCTACCAAAATGATTTAAGGCTCGCTCTCCATAAGTATCAAACCAATCTCCCTGACATTGCATTGAACACGCGTTCCCTTGCAAATAATAAAACTTACTTCTTCTTCTAGTTTGATTTACTTTGTTTCCTTTTGGTCCACGTTTCCTGTCCTGTGTATCGTAAGTATGGCAACGTGGTCCTTGACAATATTTCACTTGCTCAACTCCTTTTTTATTTTCTGTTCAAGTTTAAATAATTGAATATCAATTTCTCTTATTCTCATTTCTGAATATAAGAATAAACTAAATCCACCTACAATGAAAAAAATTCCAACGTAAAGTAATATATTAAAAATGTTCATGTTATCCTTTCTGTTATATATGGGATTATATACTAATCCCATATATTTGTCAAGTGTTAATTTACTTTATTTTGTGCCTCATATTCCTTTCTGATTGCAATCTTTTGCTCTCTTGTCATGGTAGTATTTTTCATGCCTTTAATCATACTAGCCAGATTTTGAGGATTATAAATTGTAAGTCCTGTTGAATTACATCTTACAAGTTCTGCCTCATCAAGTTCAACTCCTAACTCGTTCATCAACTCAACACCCTCGCTTAAATATCTATAAGCTTTCAATCCTGTTCTCATGGCTTGTTTCTGTTTCTCAATACTATCAATCCATTTTTGGTGGCAAGTGATTACATTTGATTTAGCTTGTTTCAACATTTTAAAAACTTGAAACTCTTGTTCACTACAAGCAATAGTTCTTGAACGACAATGTGATGTTCCGATAATATCTAAATAAAATTGACTATCAAAATCTTTTGTAATTCCAACTGAATTATCATCATCAGAATTATATCTTGAATAACTTGTATGTCCAAGTGCCTTGTCATTTGCGTCAATGTGTTTAGTTTTATGTGGGTTATCATCTTTGCCATTTTGTTGTGCAAGTATATCTGGGTTGCAATCTTTTGCTTTAAGTTCTTCTCTCTTATAAGCATAAGCAAATTGTTTGCCTGTTTCGTTGCTACTATAATCGCTATTGTTTAGACTACCATATAAACCAAAATCAAAATGTTCAGATACTTCTCTATCCCTTTCATCTTCATCATGTTCAAGGTTTTCTTTTGCATAAGAAAAATAAAAACATTTATCTTTTGCAACAACATCTAAAGGTTGTCCATATTTTTTCTTTAGAGTTTTACAAGTCGCAACATCTTCGCTTGGATATGCTCTTGATACAACTTCTTTTGCAAGTTCAAAAGCTTTTGGATATATCTTATCCACTTCTTCTCTTGCTTGAAGAAATCCCTGTTGCTCTTGCGTCGTTTCTGTTTCTGCGTGTTGAACATACCTATTCAAAATCTTATTTCTGAATTCGGTGTTCATTCTTATTTTTTGCATAGTTTCCTTTCTTGGTTAATGTGTGGGATTATACATTAATCCCACACTCTTGTCAATAATTAAAATGGCATTTCTTCTGAAATTCCATTTCCTTTCACTTCATCTTTTAAGACTAATGGTTTTTCTTCTCCTAAAAGTAAATCCACCTCTTGAAGATAATATGTTTTTTCTTCTTGGTCGTTTAATTGTTCATAAGCAATTAACATTTTTGTTGCCTCGCTTAATGTGTATGCTCTATCTTTCATAATTGAGAATCTTGGTTGCTTATCAAAATTCCATTGTGCTTTTTCTATTATGAAGTATGTTTTTGTTTTTTCCATTTTTGCCTTTCTGTGTTAGTTATGTATGGGATTATATACTATTATAATCCCAATGTCAAGTGTTATTTTTTAATATCTTACACTCCAAGACAATGAGGCTTGTCTAAAATTATCTGCCTCAATGTCCCAATATGTAAAATGTGTTTTGCCTTTCTTGTCCTCATATATTCTGCAACCCTCAACCCATTTACCTAATCTAGTAATATGCTTTTGATGTTTTTCTGCATAATAAGTTATCTTGAATTGTTTATCAGTTATCATTATATATCCTTTCTGTATTATGTATGGGATTATACACTAGTTTAATTTTAAAGTCAAGAAGTATTTTAAAAAAGATTCAACCTATAGTTGTGTTGTTTTTACTATTAACCACCATCCCCAGCCGCCGTCCAAGTATAACAGATATTCCCACAAAGTCAAGAAGTATTTTAAAAAAGATTCAACCTATACTAGAATCGCCTGCGACACTTTGGCTATTGACTATTATGGGATTATCTGATATAGTAGTTTTCATAGCCTCATTTGAAGTTTTATCGCTATTCAAAACTATAAAACTTAATGGGACCTACACCAGCAAAAGTAGGTAGGATTAAAGCGAGGGATACACTGACAACCTCGCGTGATCCCTGATCCATTGTGTGTCAGCTTCAACCAAAGTTGGCACCCAGAAGCGTACGCCGACAATGGATCTGGGATCGGTAACTAGATTGGTGCCTACTTCGGTGGGCTATATCATAGGTCGTGGTGTGACCTTTGGCAACGTCTCCGCATACTAGGTAGGACGGAGATCGCCTACGAGCCACTAGTACTGATCCCTGATCCTTTTTGTTTCGTCGTTGGACCAACATTAAGGATCTGGGATCAGTTTGAAATAACATTGGCCTCTGCCCTGAAGATCGGGCGGGACTGATCTCATTTGCTGGACCATTGGCCCTTGATAAAGGCTAAGCCCTGATGCATCGGTAAACAATTACTGTCGGGCTTCAACACCGATGGTCCTGCTAATAATGACCAACTAGGCGTACATATCTTGCCTCTGGCAATTTCACTGGACGTTAGCAATGACCTGAAAGGGTAGCGACGATGTTGGACAACTCTGGGTTGAGTTACTTGATCAGTAAACCCAGAGTTGTATATGAAATACAACTTGAAGTTGAAAAAAAAATTCAACTTGTACTTGAAGCGTCAAGCGTCAAGCGTCGGGCCACTAGTACTGATCCCTGATCCCTTAAGGTGTTTGGAATTTAAGAGAAGCTTCCACCCAGTAGGGATCTGGGATCAGCAACAGCGATGGGCTGGAGAACATTCTAGAAATGTTAATCTTTAAAAAACTCCAGTGCTGGTCAAGCGTCAAGCGTCAAGCGTCAAGCGTCAAGCGTCAAGCGTCGGGCCAGTTTAGAATGATTCTAAACTAGAATTATTTTAAGCGTTAAGCATTAAGCCTTGACATTTTAATGTTATGGGACTATATAAGAGTAAATAGAAAGGAACATATGAAAGTAAAAGAAGCAGCAGCAATAACCGGTTCGATGACTCGAACGTCAAAAATGCCTGGCCTGAGTTACAGCCTGCCGGCGTGGGAATGCAAGACCGGAAGCAAGTTAAGAAAAATTAAAAACAGCGTCTGCAGCATGTGCTATGCACTAAAAGGAAATTACACAAGATACAAAGCAATTAAAGCCGCTCAATATGTGAGACTGGCCAGCCTGAACAATGAGCTCTGGACCGCGGCCATAGTTACACAAATCAAAAGACAGAAATTTTTTAGATGGCACGACGCCGGCGACGTACAGGACTTACAGCACCTGAACAAGATCTATGAAGTTTGCCGGCTAACACCAGGCACCAAGCACTGGATGCCGACGCGCGAGGCGTGGGTGAAGGACCACCTGGAGGGCAAGCCGGACAACTTAGTGATCAGGTTTTCACCTCCAATGATTGGACAAGAAAACACAACCTGGCCCAACTCTTCAATGGTAGTACTGAAGGACGCGAGCTGTCCCGCACCGTCTCAGGGCGGCAAATGTGGCGACTGTCGACAATGCTGGGATCCTGCTGTAAAGGTGGTTAGTTATGGCAAGCACTAAAAAAATTAAACGCGGCGACTTGTTGCCATGGTTCCTGGAGGACCACGCGACGCTGCCGCAATGGTACCTGGACGACTGTCAAGAATTTTTTGATTGGATGAAACGTGAGCATCAAGCCAGGAAGAAATTAAACTAATGCATGAATTTAAACATCCTAACTATTATAAAAAATTAAGAGCTTCACACGTGAAGGAGGCCATTAGCCCAAAGCAGTCGACGGACCGCGGCGGGCGTGCGCCAAAGCCTCAAGCCACTGAAGCGTCAAGCCTCAAGCCTGAGCGCCAAGCATTAAGCATTAAGCCTAAGCGTCAAGCAAAGCGACAAGCATCAAGCATCAAGCCAGCGGAGCGTCAAGCATCAAGCGATTGATGTGGTCCCAGTCATCGAGCGCCAAGCATGGCGTCTCGCGGACATCGGTCAGGAGACCGAGGATCGATGTACTCCCATAAAGTTTTATGGATCGAGGAGAGCCCTTAGGGGCTTGTTCAACCAAGATGAAATTCCGTTTTGTATGGGTGGTGTGAAATAGAATTTGATGTGGACTAAACTTAACTTTTTTAGTTGTTGTAACTTTAAGCTCAACAGTAAAAAATCCGCATGAATCATTATAACCAAGTAGATCTGGTATGCCTGGAACAGCCCAAGATTCTATCCTTGACCACCTAATTTCTGGGGTGTTTTTCTTCAAAAGTTTCCAAAGTTTGGTCTCCGGATTCATCGTACTGTGCCTTATAAATTTGTCTCATAACTGTAGTGAATGGGTTAAGGTCGTAGTCCTTCACACAGCCAGATAATAGTATTAATATTATGATATATCTCACATTTGACTTGTACGCTAGCTTACGTTATAAGTCAAATCTTATGGGAGTTCCAAGACAATTAACTGAAAGACAAATGAAATTTGCAGAGTTGCTTATTTACAATGAGGGACGTATGTCTCCAGCGGAATGTGCATTACAAGCAGGTTATAAGACTAGACCTAGACAAGCAGCTAGTGAGTTGAGGAATCCTAAGATATCTCCATTAGTAGTTAAATACATTGGTGAGCTTAGAACTGAAGTTCAAGAGAAGCA